TCTCTGATAGAGCCGTGGATCACGTTAGGACCCTGCTGTTTGAGTTTGTTTGCATAGATGGAAAACGATGAAATGTCCCCATGCTGGACAAGCAATTTTGCCTGTTTGCCGGACTCAGTATCGTTGAACGTAACATACGTATAAACGCCTTCCTCACGGTTCTCAAGCATTGCGTGCCCAAGGACATTATTCGGATCGTTATGCTGATGATTCCATACGACCGGTACTTTCTCGCCATCGTTATGCTGGAAAGCATTCTTGCGAATTATACGTCCGTCGGAGCACAGTATATCGTTCTTCGTTGCCCATCCTGCGCAATCGTAACTACGCATTTTGAATTTCTCCTTCCTCTGTGGATTCTTCACCCTCAACGTTTGCTTGAGGTTTTACTTGGTCTGCCGGTTGACTTATATTACTATTGACAAGCTGGTCCGCTTTCGGATCGTCAGCGGGTTTCATACCGATTTCCTGTCTGACTTCGTTGGAAGTCATGATCTCATTGCGAGTCATCTTATCAGCTATCTCAGCCATATCGCCGACAGGTACGAGTTTAAACGGATCTCTGAAGTATAAGATCTTCTGACCCTGCGTTCGAGCTGTTTTGGACAAGAACTTTCGAGTAAACTCGTCTGCAATAGCCGCAACGATAGGTTCTACAGTTCGACTGTGATAGTTGAGCATCGTTTTATCGTCAGCCGTGCCATCGAGAATCGTTTGAGTCAAGCCTGTCTGACTATAAAGTTGAGTAGTCAGATACTCAATCTGCTTAAGCAGGTTATTCTCGAGTGGTCGATTAAGCTGAGTGATCTTTTCAGTCGCATCTATATAACCGATACCAAGCTCTGAATTCTTGATCTGATCCCATAGATCTTTTCTGCGCCTCTCCGCTTTCTCCCGCTGGAATTCGTTCTTGACCGGATACGGCGTCTGCATAATTAGTTCGAGCTTACCCGAGCCAGCTACTTCGTCGATTGAGTCGAGAAGAGCGAGCTTGCGAACAAGTCGCTTCATGGTTGAGTTAGGCTCATTGATGATCGCAAATAACGGATTTTCAATGATAGCTACCGTCTTCTTAGAAACGATAATGTCCTTCTTCTGTCCGTCACGATCGTCATAGAGATTGACTTTTACGTGTTGTGGATACCACTGGGTAATCTTTGCTGTTCTCATAGCACCTATATCGTATGACGCGGTGACGTTTGGATTCAAGGTAGTCTTAGTCGGAACAACTGCAACAACACCCTCATCAAACATCGACATAACTATATCTTGAAAGAGTGCTCGATGTGTTTGGTCGATATTTGCTTCGACTGTTAGACAGTTATTAAGATGACTGTTAACTTGTTCTACAAATCTACCATTCTTGTCTGTCTTACAATGCTGAATTTCAATTCCAGCCACGTCCATGGCAATGCGATTGTAGAGAGAAGCGGTTATGGTTCGCTCATTACCTCTTGTAAATCGAACTCGATCCGGTCGATAGTAATATGAAGCTCCTAAATCTTGACCATACATTGTCGGATCTCGATTGTTGGTGAGTACATGCCAGGCGTGTTTAAGCCTGGAGCCAACTGTGTTTTCCATTTTGAAGTTTCAACTCCTTACAAAAGTCCTACGCTGTTTCTTTTAAAAAATCATTAATAAACGAATAACCCTTATTAAGATCTTCTTTAGATATTTCGGACACTTTCTTTCTCGTTGCTTCAATGTATATATTGTTTTTTGCTATCTTCAGTCGTGCTTTAGCCGCTTTCTTGGCGAACACGTTACTTTTGGTTAACTGCGATATAGCTTTTGCACCATAACCTTTTGTTTTGGTTATTTCGTCACCTTTTAAATGCAAATTAGCGGCTTTATACGTCTGTCGCGCGGCACGTTTCTCATATGATAGTTGTTTGTCGATAGAAGTAGCGTCTTTTGCTTTACGGGTAAAATTTGCTGCTTTTTTCTCGGCTTTGGCTGCTTTAACCCCGAGATTTGTTACTCGATCCAGATCTTTTGTTCTGTGAGTTTTTTCTGCTTTGGTAGCCATTTTAGCCTGTTTAACATCATACTTCAGTGCTTTATTTATCAATTTCTCATTCTTGGCCGATTTGCGAGTGGCCCTATGTACGCCCCACTTCATACCAAGAACTCCGTAGTGCTGGAGCTCATCGGGACGTAAATTTTCAGGCATAATATGTCACCTCTCTTAATCAAATGCATCTCTGTTTAACTTCCAGGCGATGTAAGCATCCATCATAGCTGCAACAGCATCAATCTTATGCTCACGTCGTCTCTTATAAAGTTTGCGGTTACCGTTTGTGTCTTCGAGAGTGATACAGTTACCCATAGCGAAAGACATAAGTAGCTCGTCGAAGTTAAGTAAACCTTCTTCCGAAAGCGTTTTCAGTTCTCCCAACGGGACAGACTCTGTCTTAGCTCCCTGTATAACTTTCTCTACACCAAACGGTCCATTCTCTTGTACCCAGCGCTCTACAAAGTCCTTTGCGTTATACGGGTCATACCCAAAGCATCGAACGTCGTACTCGCTGTTAACAATGTGGTTGTCCAGATCTTCATAGACCTGCATCATGTCGAGAATTGCACCCGGCATGATTATGAGGCTACCCTCATTAATAAATTCCTCATACTTTGTTCGCATAGCTAGAGGTAACTTCTTAAGAGTGAGCTCGGTAATATAATTACGAGTCTTAATTCCAAAAGCTCCTCGTGACAACGGGAACAAGAACGTAAATGCACAGAAGTCATCACCTTGCGACAAGTCCGCGCCGAGAGCACAAGGCATCTGCCAGTATTCTCTCTTTCTATGAGGTAAGGTTTCTTCGTATGTAAAGAAGTATGTATAGCCTTCCATTGGAATGCCGAAGCGCTTAGCCAGAATATCGTTTCTGGTAGCAGGAGCTTTCTCAGCTCTTTCAACATCGTTATGGTAGGTTTCGTACGTAACGGTCTTGCCAAGATTCGGATTAGCTTTAATCCAAAGCTCCGGATACTTTACTTCGTCAACGGAGTCAAGCTTGTACCACCAGATTGAGGTGTTATCAGCCTGGTATTCTCCTTTGAGAATGTCCATTAACTCCATTTTGATTGTATCGCCGGGTCCGTTACGGACTGTACCTTCCGAACTGATTGCCACAATCAAGTAGTCATTATTCTCAGCCGATCCCTGCTCTTTAGCTGCGCCCTGTTCAATAGCACCGACGACATCTTCTCGAGTATCGCCGGAGAGCCATTCGTCAACGGTCGCGCACTTGACTTTCAGACCTTGAAGTTTGTCGATTGACATAGGTCTGATCTGGAGTAAGGAGCCAGTCAGAAAGTTTTCAATTCCTTTCTTTGTAGCTGCCAGCTTACAACGATTCGCTCTGGAACCGGTTGTGTTTTGCAGGGAGCCATCGGTGAGGAACTGGAACAACGGACCTCTTGAACGAGTAATGGCGGTCTTAATCGGAGACAATACCTCTTCCGCTTGCAGCATTGTTGGGGCTGTAGTTACCTGGTAGGTAGTTGCCCCGTCAATGTTAAGGATGAAGCTCTGTAAGCAGGAGGCATACATTGACTTAGCTGCGCCACGAGCTACTATAAGATACTGCTTGTTGATAAGCCTTTTCTTAAGTCGCTTGTTGACATACCGTCCGCCCCTACCATTCGGATTGGGCTCATACACACTTCGCTCTACATAGTAATACCAACCAAATATTTGCTCTGCCCAAAGTTTGAACGAGTCTAACAAGTGAAGATCGTCACCGTTTGTTAGAGTCATTTCATTCTCGCAATAACGAACAAAACCCTCGACAGCCTGGTCGTCATACCAGTATCTAGGGTTTTCGATTAGAGCATCTATTCGGTTCATTTCCAACTCGATCGTTTCACAGACCGGGATTTCACCGCGCATTACGGCGTCTCTGAATGCACCGTAATACTTTGGGGTAGCGGTGTTCGATAACGCCATATGTCATTCTCCTATCATTTGGAATCAAGATCCTCAACCATTTTCCTAAGGGCTTTCTCTGACCCAGCACGAGCAAGAATCTTTTTAAGTTCGTCGTCGCTGAGGCTACTTACTTTGCTAAGTGCCTCTTTAAGATTTGGTGTATAGTTCTTGGTAGATTTATCGCCAAAGAGAGCCTTCTTGATTTGCTTCATGACTGGGGTATTAGTAAACTCGTAAACCTCATTTACTTTTCTACCAAACTTTAGAGCCTTATCTATGCGATCGTAGCCGCTTTTCTTCTGTTTAGCTGCTATTTCGCTCAGCCTTTGCTCGGTGTTAATTCGGTTCAAACGGTCATTAAGCTCTTGCGTGGTAAGGAGGTCTCGATTCTTATAAAGCTCTTTGGCATCTGTGCTTTTGAGAAGTTTTGCTCTTTTGGTTTCGACTGTTTCATCCGGGGAATCGTCTCCATTTTCGGAATATCGCTTCCTACCTTTTGCGGTTAGCGATCCATCCTTGTTTTGATAGCGCCTTACGCCCCACTTCATTCCTTTTATACCCCAGTGGGTTAATTCATTACTAACCATTTTGAATTATCACCTCCTATGTGGTGTGGTGATGGTTAAACTATTTCTGATTCGGGTTCTGTTTCTTCTCCCATAACCTCTGCGGGAGGATTCGGATTTGTGAAAATCTGGTCTGCGGGCACTTCGCTCTGCGGTCTTGCAAAGAACTCTCTGCTTCCGTAAGCTGTGTAACCGTCAATTACTTTTGTGTTCTCGAAGTCGTAGGATGCGG